ACTGATGCTTGGTTCATTAAAACAGATGTGCCAAATGGTATGAAACATTTCGAAAGAACTCCTCTATCTACTAAGATGGAAGGTGATTTCGATACTGGCAACGTTAGATACAAAGCTAGAGAAAGATACGTTTTCGGCGTATCAGACCCTAGAGGTATCTTCGGAACAGCCGGAGCGTAATACTTAACAAACTTTTTGTGGCGGGACATAGTTCCGCCACAATTATTAATTAGAAAGGAAAAATGCACCCTAAAAACTTCAGAGTACAAATTAATGCCTACCAATATCATGCAGATTTCGTTATAAACTGCATAGAAACCCCATTAGATATAGAAAACGCAATTGTTGACAGATTGGGAAAAGGTGATATAAAGTGGGATCATCTTGGAGAAATGATGGATCCAAGATTACAGAGAATAACCTATGAGGAGGTTGTTGATGGTACAAGAAATGTACAGTCACAAAAGGTCCTTGGAGTTGAAGTGGCAGTTGGAGTATGAGCAAGAAGGTAAATATACTCTCAATATGGTCGAAATTGATAAGAAGATTAGAGAAATTATCACTGAGATCAAACTCGAAGAATCTAAGATTGCAGATAGGGAAAATGCAATCGTTAATGCCGCGCCACAAGTTTCTGTAGCTACTTAAACAAAAGCTACATCGTTGGAAAAATTCTGTTCCACATTGCATACTCTCTTGCGCTCTACTCAAAACTGTTGTATAAAAATCACACTATACAATTATAACATTTTATATAGACGCGTATAGTCGACGGCCTAAAGACTATATAAAATTAATTAGGAGGATATAATTATGGCAAAAACTACGTTTTCAGGACCAGTCTATTCGAAGAATGGATTTATTAATACAGGTCCTGGTATGACAGTAAGCTTAACTGCAGACACAACTTTAACAGTTGCAGCTCATGCAGGGAAGATATTGCTTTGTAACGACGCTGATGGTAAATTCACATTACCTACAATTAATGTGAGCGCTAACAGTGCAGTAGCAGGTGATACAGATTACAATAACTTAAATAATATCGGAGCGAGTTTTTACTTTTTCGTAGAAACAGCAGCAACTGATATGGACATCTTAACTGATGGAACTGACAAATTTGTTGGTTCTGTTGTAGTTGGTGTTGATGATGGAACGAAAAAAATATTCGTCCCAGCAGCAGCAAACGATGTAATGACTTTGAATGGTGGTACCCAAGGTGGTATCGCGGGTAGTGTTGTAAGAATCACAGCTATTGATGACGATAAGTATTTGGTACACGATAGTATCTTGATTGGATCAAGTACTATAGCAACACCATTTGCTAACGCGTAATAAATAAATAATGTGAGCTCCTTCGGGAGCTCACGACTAAGGAGAAAATTATGAGTACATATCCAGTAGATATAAAAGCACATGACATTACATCAGCTTCAACGACGACTGTATTTAATGGCCCTGCAAGAGTATTAGGAGTGTCATGGACACAACCAACTAATGTCGCAGCAGGAACCATAACGATTAATGATAATACAACAGCCGTATGGGTTATTCATGTTCCAGCTTCAAATGTAACAGATCATAAAGCTCCAGTATGGGGTCAGATCATGTTACCAGGAACAGGAATTAAAGTTGATACAAGTTTAAAAGTGACTAACGCGGTCACTACGCATGTAACTATTTATTATGGATAGGGGCATAGATGGCAAATACAACATCTGGCTCTTATGTTTTTGATAAGAACCTAGGCATAGACGAAATTATAGAAGATGCATACGAACGTATCGGTATGCAAGGTACGGCTGGACATCAGCTTAAGACTGCTAGAAGATCATTAAATATTTTATTTTCTGAATGGGGAAATAGAGGCCTTCAATTTTGGGAAGTTAAAAATCAAAACATTGCATTAGTAGATGGTCAGGCTGTTTATACTTTTTATAGATCACCAGCTGATGGTACATCTAGTGGAATTTCAACTACATTATCTGCAGGAATAAATGCAAGTGTTGCTACAATTGGAGTAGCTTCAGTTACAGGTATGCCGACAACAGGTGGTGTAATCACTATTAATAGCGAACAAATTTCATACACAGGAATTTCAAGTTTAAATTTAACGGGATGCACTAGAGGAATTAATGGTAGTACAGCAGCTACTCATAGTACAAGTGATGCTGTATTACAGTTTCCAGTTGGTATGACAGATATTCAAGAAGCAGACTATAGAGTTAAGTCAACTTCAGTTGATACACCTATGACAAAAATTAGTAGATCACAGTATCAAGGATTTTCAAATAAAACTGCTACAGGTTTACCTACACAATATTGGGTTCAAAGATTTATAGATAAAGTTACTATGACTTTATACTTAACTCCAGGTGCAGCTCAAGACGGCAACTATATTAATTTTTATTATACAAAAAGAATTGATGATGTTGGTGCTTACACAAATGCAACTGATGTTCCTTACAGATTTATACCTTGTATGATTGCAGGTCTAGCCTATTATTTATCGGTTAAGTATGCTCCGCAAAGAACACAAGAATTAAAACTTTTATATGAAGATGAATTATTAAGAGCAGAAGATGAAGATGGTTCTTCTAACTCTACTTATATTTCACCTAAAATTTATTATCCAGGGGTTTAATGACAACATTTTCACAAGGTAAATATGCTTTAGCAATATCTGATAGATCAGGTATGGCTTTTCCATACAATGAAATGGTTAGAGAATGGAATGGTGCATGGGTACATATGTCAGAATATGAACCTAAGTCTCCACAACTAGAACCAAAACCTACAAGTGCTGATCCACAAGCTTTACAAAGAGCAAGACCAGCTAGAACAGAATTTGGGACACAAGATTTTTTACCAGATAATCCTTTTACAACTGCATCTAATACAACTTTAACAGTTTTATTTCCTAATGGTTCATTACAGGTAAATGATGTTTTAAGATTTACTGCAGTTAAAGAAGCTGTTGGTGGAGTAACAGTTGATAAATTTCAATTACAGACAACATTAAATGGTGATATTACAAGTAGTGCTACTACAATAACATTAACTGATGGATCTAATTTTCCAACTTCTGGATTTATTATGATTAAAAAACTTTTGACTTCATCAGATACAAGCGACCCTTTAAAAGTGGGGACATATCAGAATGAAGTTATTGAATATACTGGAAGATCATCTAATGATTTAACTGGATGTACTCGAGGAACATCTTCTATTTATAGAGGATATACACCACCGTCTACAACTGCCGGTTCTCATGATTCCGGAGCCACGGTCTACGGGTCATTTAAAGTTGCTTCTTTAGTAGGAACAAGTTATGTTAACGATGCTAACACAACGGTAACAGAGTATAATAGTTTTACATTAACATTACCTAGTGCTGCAACAGGCACTGCAACAGGGGGAGGATTTAATTGTGTTATTAGTCCTCTTAATATAGAGAGTTTATAATGTCAGGAGTTAAAAAATACGATTACAGTACATTAACTACAGCAATAAGAGATTATACTGAAGTTAGTTCAGATGTTTTAACAACTACTATTGTAGATGGTATTATAATGGCTGCTGAGATGAGAATATATCAAGAGCTTCCTATGGACTCTGAAAGATATGTTCAAGAAGGTACATTAGCTGCAAATGATAATACTCTTAATGCACCAGCTGGATGCCTCTTTGTAAGAGGAATTGAAGTCTTTGAATCTACAGCTAATACTGAGGGTAATGGAAAATGGTTAGAGAAAAAAGACCAAACTTATTTATCAGAATTTGTAGACAGAAAATACGGTCCTTCAGGAGATATTCAATCTCCTACAGATACAGCTAATTCAGTGACCGGGTTTCCTAAATATTATGCGATGTTTGGGGGTGCTGACAATACTACAGATACTTCATCTGGAGGTATGTATTTCGCTCCAACTCCCGATGCTAATTACAAATTTAGAGTTTATTACAACAAATATCCCAATGGTCTGGGATCTGGTACTGGTTATAATAATAACACTTATTTAAGTACTTACTTCCCCCAAGGGCTCCTATATGCCTGTTTAGTGGAAGCTTATGGATTTTTAAAAGGTCCAATGGATATGTTGACATTTTACGAACAAAAGTATAAAAATGCTATACAACAGTTTGCAGGAATGCAGTTGGGTAGACGAAGACGAGACGATTATACTGACGGAACAGTTAGAATAAAAGTTAACTCACCGTCTCCGTAAATGAGGAGAAAATTATTATGGCAATAACATCAGCAATTTGTAACAGTTTTAAAACAGAAATTTTAACAGCTGTACACAATTTTACAGCTACAACTGGAAATACTTTTAACTTAGCTTTATATACAAGTTCTGCAACTTTAAGTGCATCAACTACAGCTTATAGTTCATCAAACGAAATTACAAACTCATCTGGTTCTGCTTATTCTGCAAAAGGAAAAGCTTTAACAAGTGTTACACCTGCTTTAGATTCATCAACAGCAGTATGTGATTTTGCAGATTTATCTTGGACGTCAGCTTCTTTTACAGCTAATGGTTGTTTAATTTTTAATGATACAGCAACAGGTGATCCTGCAGTTTGTGCAGTAGCTTTTGGAGGAGACAAAACAGTTTCTTCTGGAACTTTCACCATTCAATTTCCAGCAGCCGCAGCAACAACAGCTATAGTTCGAATAGCATAAGGAGTAAATCCTTATGGCTAACACTTGGAACGAATCAGGCACAACCTGGGGGACTAATCGTTGGGGAACAACTGATCCTATTGTAACAGGCTGGGGTGCAAAATCTTGGAATGAACAAGCGTGGGGAGATCTTAACGATGTTACTATTACACTTACTGGAGTTTCTTCTACTTCATCAATAGGTTCACCTACAATTACAACAGAAATAAATGCCGGTTGGGGACAAGACACCTGGGGTAATGAAAACTGGGGTCAATCAGGACTAACGGTTGATGTTGAATCTAGTGGAGTAGCAACAACAGGATTACCAGACACATCATGGGGTGACCAAGGTTGGGGAAGTTCTTCTGATTCAGGAGACGTTGGCGTCACTTGGGGTGGAGATTTTATTTTAAATGTAGCAGATGTTATGGGAGTAACAGGAGTTTCTGCAACATCTGCAATTGGTTCTCCAACAATTATATTATCACCAACAATTACATTAACAGCTCCTTCAGGTTTAACATCTAATGTTGGGGCTATAACACCTACAGACATGAATGTAGGGGTAGCTGGTCTTGGTTTAACTTCTGGTGTAGGCGCAATAACTCCGGCAGATGTCATGGGATTAACTGGTCTTGAAGCTACCACAGGAGTTGGAGCTATTACAACTGCCTCTGTTGAATTAGTTGATGTAACTGGAGTAGGTGCCACAGCATCTGTAGGAGCTATTACTCCCGCAGGAATGGCTATAGGATTATCAACCGCAGGAGTTGGAACTACTGGAATAGGATCAATTTCTCCAACAGAAATGGTTGTGGGATTATCTGGTTTAGAGGCTACAACAACAGTAGGAAGTGTATCTCCATTAGGTTATTTTGATATTGATATTACTGGAAATACAAGTTATAATGATATTGACATAACAGGGAATACATCTTATACAGATGTAGCTTAAAGTAGCATAGGAGAAAAAAAATTATGGCGTCAACTTATACGGCTCTCGGTGTAGAATTAATGGCAACTGGTGAAAACGCCGGTACATGGGGAACAAAAACTAACACCAACTTAAATATTATCGAACAAATTTCGGGTGGATTTACTGCACAATCAATTGCAGGTGGTGCACAAACTACAGATTTAACAGTTTCTGATGGATCAACTGGTGCTACTATGTCTCACAGAATGATTGAGTTTACAGGTTCAATTACTGGAAACCAAATCGTAACAATTCCTTTAGATGCACAAACATTTTATTTTTTAAGAAATTCAACATCAGGTGCTTACACAGTACAATTTAAATATATAACTGGTTCAGGAGATTCCTTTACTTTTTCAACAACAGATAAAACCGATCAACTTGTATTTGCTACTGGAAATGATGGAACTAACCCAGACATCTATACTTTAGGTTTTGGTTCAGGTGATGGTGATGTAACTCTTACAGGAACACAGACTTTAACAAACAAAACTTTAACAAGTCCTAAAATTGGAACATCTATTTTAGATACTAACGGAAACGAATTAGCTCTTTTAACAGCTACAAGTTCAGCTGTTAATGAAATTACACTCGCTAACGCAGCTACTGGAAATGGCCCAATTATTTCTTCAACGGGTGAAACAAACGTTGATTTAAATTTAAATCCTAAAGGATCTGGAGTACTTAAATCAGGAACAGCAGCAGTTAAAATTGCAGGTACAGAAACTATTTTTATTCCAGCACAAGCGATGTTTGGAACAACAACAAATGGAGCTGATGCTCAAGCAGTTGAAACTACAGCAACTAGACCTGAATTAAAGGTTTTAGATTTTGATGCTGGCACAGCTGAATATGCACAGTTTTCTATTGCAATGCCGAAATCATGGAATTTAGGTACAGTAACTTATCAAGTTTTTTGGAGTCCAGGTAATACGAATACAGGAAACTGTATTTTTGGTCTTCAAGGTTTAGCTACTACTGAAGGCGACACGGCTGATGCGGTTTTTGGAACAGCTATAGAAGTCACAGATGCTGGAATTGGAACTGTAGAAGATGTGCAAATGACTGCAGTTAGTTCTGCAATGACACTTGCCGGATCTCCAGCAGATGATGATTATTGTTTTTTTCAATTATATAGAGACGCGGCTGATGGTAGTGATACTTTTACTGGTGACGCACGAGTACTAGGAATTAAATTATTCTATACAACTGACGCTGCTAACGACGCATAAGGAGAATAGAATATGTCTTTCGGATATCAAATCTTAGGTTTTGGATCTGGTGGTGGACCTAACTTAGTTACTGCAGATTATGCTATAATGGCCGGAGGCGGCGGAGGCGGAGATAACGACGCCGATGGAACTTTGGGATCTGGTGGTGGAGCAGGCGGAATGAGAGTATCTTATCCAGGAGGTCCCATTGATGGATCAGCACAAATAGAAATTCTAGTAGGAGAACAAAATACAATTACAGTTGGATCAGGCGGAGGACCCGGAGTAGCCGGGGGTAACTCTAGTATCGGAAGTTATGTTTCCACTACAGGTGGAGGTGATGGCGGTCCAGGGTCTGGAGGAAATCCGGGAGGATCTGGCGCTGGTACTAAAACTGGAAATGCAGGGGGATACAGTCCACCTGAAGGAAATGATGGTGGAACTTGGTCACCTAACGCCTACGGCGGCGGCGGTGGCGGAGCCAGCGCAGCAGGAAGTACAAAAACTGGAGGAGCTGGAGCACCTGAAGGACCTATTCCCGCACCTGGTAGTGGTACAACAGCTAATGGTGGTGGCGGCGGTGGCGGCTCGCAACAGGCTACGGGTGGTTCAGGAACCAATGGCGGCGGATCTGGCGGTGGTAGATATAATGCAGGAAGCTCAGCTTCAACCAGAGGATCTGGTGGCGGAGGCCGAGGACAAGATGGATATAACAGAGGAGTAAGCGGAGGATCGGGATCAGCCGGAGCAGTGGTTATTAGAGTTCCTGGTGCTTATACTATACCGGGTCCAAATTCACCTAATGGAACCGTGGCGACAGCACCTAATGGTGATAAAGTTATTACATACACAAGTACCGGAGCCTTACAAATAGATTAATAGAAAAATTATGGCAAATTTTGCACAGTTAGATTCAAATAATATAGTTACTAATGTTCTTACCGTTAGTGATGATACTCCTGCAAATGGAACTACTTTAGGGGAAAACTCTATGCATGTGGATGGTGAAACATATTTACAAAATTTATATAAAGGAGGAATTTTTAAACAAACCTCTTTTTCAGGTTCTTTTAGAGGACAGTATGCAGGTATAGGTGATACCTATGATGCAGTTAATGATGTTTTTATATCGCCACAACCTTATTCGTCTTGGTCATTAGATGGTAGTTTTAAATGGCAACCCCCTACAGCCGTTCCTGGTAATGATAAGCTAGAACATAATGGTAAAGAAGTCAGTACAATATGGGATGAGCCTAATACGAGATGGGTAGGATATAATAGCGATGGATCTACAGGAGATACTCCTGTATGTTATTGGGACCCTGATACTTCTTCTTGGAATTCTTTATAATTGATATAGATCAATTATTACTTTCATATTTACTTTCATATTTACTTTCATATTTATATAATATATATATGTCCTATAAAGACATATGTCACTTATTCAAAATATCTTTGTATCTACTGTATTTAAAAAAAATTTAAATGACAAAATCTATAAAAACTATTTTTTAAAAAAATTAAAGTCATGTAAGAAGTCAGTGGTTTTTAGTAATGTAGGGGGATTTCAATCTGAAAGTTTTATTGAGGCAGAAACAGATATTTTACACAACGTATTTTTAAATCCTGCATATGAATTTGTTAAAGAATTAAACCCTAGACAAGAAATTAATTTAAAACTACTTAACTATTGGCTTAATCAAAATAAAACAAATAATTATAATGTGCTTCATAACCATGAAGGTTTTCTTTCAGGGATTTATTATATCAAAACTCCCAAAAATTCAGGAAGACTTATTTTTCAAGAAGGGAATTTAACAAAAATGAGTAATAATTATTATAACCATTTTGATAATCCTAATTTTTATACAAAATTCACTATGGTTCCCCAGGAGGGAGACCTTTATTTATTTACCTCTAATACTTTTCACTATGTAGAACCTAATTTATCTAAGAAAGACAGAATAAGCGTTTCTTTTAATTTAGATTTTACAAACCTATAAATATAATATATAGAGGTCCTATAAAGACATATGAACTTAGATAATGTATATTGGGTTTTTAAAAAAGCTGTTCCGGTAAGAACATGTAATCATATATTAGAACATGCAAAAAAATTAAAATTTAAAAAAGGTTTAGTTGGAGGCAAAACCAAGTTCGAAGAAATCAAACAACATAGAGACTCACATATAACTTGGTTATGCGATCGTTGGATCTATAGAACTATTTCTCCTTTTATAGAAAAAGCTAATATTAATGCGGGTTGGAATTTTCAATGGGATGAATCAGAAAAATTTCAATTTACAGTTTATAATAAAAACCAATATTATAATTGGCACTATGATTCTATAAAAGCAAAGCCTACTGGAAAAGTTAGAAAACTTTCTGCGGTCGTAAGTTTAAATAAGAAAGAAGATTACGAAGGAGGACGTTTACAGTTTTTAAATAATTTAAACTTTGATTCTGAAATAATTGAATGTCCTGCATTGCATCATATAGGGTCTATAGTTGTGTTTCCTTCTTTTATATGGCACAGAGTCACTAAGGTTTTAGATGGGACACGCTGTTCTTTAGTAATGTGGAATTTAGGAGAAAAATTTAAATGAGAGATATAATGACTCAGACTATAAATTCAGGACCATTAGTTTTATACATGAAACTTACACCAGAGGAAGTTGAGCAAATTAAGAAATTGTGTAAAAAAGATAAGAAGAAAGATTTTAGAAAACAGCTAGCAGGAATAATAAAACATGAATACGAAGTGGATATAAATAAAGCATCAAGAATTCTATATCCATATTGGTATGCCTATTCGGAAGTCCATAAGACTTGGTATGGTAAAGCAATAGAAGGAAGTTTAAGTTGTACTGCTGGATGGGTTAATTATATGCAAGCGGGTGACTGCAATCCTATTCATATTCATACTGACTGTCAATTTTCTTGTGTTTTATTTTTACATGTTTCTAAAAACTTACGAGAAGAAAGAAAAAAATTCGTGGGAAGTGGAGCTAAACCTGGTTCTTTAATATTTACTTTAAGAGCTCCACAAGAACACTTTCACGTAACAGAATATGAAACCCACAACATGGAAGCAGGAGATTTTTATATTTTTCCTCATAATGTTCTTCACTCTGTTCCTTCTTTTCGATCCAAAGGAGAAAGAGTGACTGCATCTTTTAATATGGCTGTTAAAAAATGAAAAGTTTATTTAAAAAAAATAAATATTGTGTGGTTAGAAATGCTTTATCAAAAGAACTTACAGAATATATACGTGACTATATAATCTCAAAAAGAAATGTTGCTAAAATTTTATTTTTAAGAAACTATATTTCTCCTCTTGAAAATTTATATGGTGTATTTGGGGATGGCCAGGTTCCTAAATCATATGCTATTTATGGAGACGTGGCTATTGATCTTTTATTATTAAAACTAAAAAAACAAGTAGAAAAAAATACTGGTAAAAAAATTTTTCCGACTTATTCTTATGCAAGAGTTTATCAAAAAGGTGATGTTTTAAAAAGGCATACGGACAGATTGAGTTGTGAAATATCTGCAACTTTAAATCTAGGAGGAAGTAAATGGCCCTTATATACAAAGAGTTTAGGTAGAGAAATAAAAGTAGATTTATTACCAGGGGATATGATGATTTATAGAGGAGAAGAATTAGAACATTGGAGAGAACCCTTAAAGGGAGAAATGTGTGTTCAAGTTTTTTTACATTTTAATGATATTAAAAATAAAGAAGCAAAAACTAATTTATATGACGATAGACCTCTTTTAGGTCTTCCCAAGGATATATGATAAAAGTAAAAAGAAATTTTGATAATAAAGTTTTAAGCTGGAAAGAAATACTTGATGAGTTATGGAAGGCTTTTTATGAAGAACAAGATGTAAAATTTAATCCACCAGCATTTTTTACTACTTCTTCAGCTAATCATATAAAGAAAGCAAAAAGAATATTAAAAAAATTAAAATTAAAAGAGGCCCACCTATATGTTTCATTGACCCATGATTCATGCTCTTTTGGAAGACATAATGATGATACAGATGTTTATTTTTGGCAACAACAGGGAAGTACTTTATGGAAATTTGATAATAAAAAACCAATTATTTTAAGAAAAGGAGATTTAATCTATATTCCTAAAGGAGTACATCATGACGTTACTTCATTATCTCCTCGAGCAGGTTTATCAATGAGTTTATAATGGAAGCAAAAGAATTCGCAAAAAAATATTTAACAAAAGTCAAGTGGCCTAGAAGTAAAAAAGCTACTTGGGATGTAGAAGGTATTTTAAAAAACATATCTAATAGAGAATTTAAATTTGATTTAAGACCCATGAAACCTATAGAAGGGGAACAGAAAGGGAAATATGGTTCTTTAAAAACAGGAGCCGAAAAAATAGTTTGTGATTTAGGAGATCAGTTGATGATTATAGATGCAGAAGAACTTCATCTTTATTTAATAGCGAACAGAAAACGCAAAGTTTATTTAAACGATTTAAGTGAAAGGTTAGAATGGACAATAATATTACAAAAATAAAGACACACCATATGAACACTTATGGTTATACCTACAATGTTTTGAATCATAAAAAACATAAAAAAGAATTATTAAAGATAATTGCTAATGTACCTCTAAAACCTTTAAAGGAAGGGAATGACAACATCGCCCATACGGATTGGTATTTACCAAAAGAAACAAGAAGAGAGTATTTTAAATATTTTTTTAAAAATATATTGACTGATTATGCAGAGGAATTTTGTAAACTATTAAAAGTAAAAAAATGTACAGTCCGGAATTATTGGTTTCAACAATATAAAAAAAATAACTATCATGGTTGGCATGTTCATGATGCTCATTTTTCTGCAATATATTATATTGAACTTCCTGATAAAAATATGAGAACTGAATTTAAAGATAGTGTCACAGGTAAAATAGAATCTATTAATGTTAAAGAAGGGGATATTTTTACTTTTCCAGGACATTTGCGCCATAGATCAAAACTTTTTAATAGTAAAAAAAGAAAAACTGTTATAGTTTTTAATCTTACATACAGCGACGATGGGCCACAAGATGACACATAATATTATAGATAAAAAAACTCTAGAGTACGCGTGCTTTCAAACAATCTTTGTAAGAAAGCCTCCGTTGGTGATGACATGTGAAGTCAATATACAACGAATAGAAAACTCTAGTGTCATAATGGATCAGTTTGAAACTAGATTTCCGGAGATAGAACATACGCATATTGCATTTAGTAACTGTGAAAATCAAACACAAATTTTAAAAAATTTATGTCATTATAATGAGTTAAACTTTTTAAAGATGGATCCTAAAACGTTTATGTCTCATTTTCCTCTTTCTTTTCCTTTTATGTTTGTGTTGTTTAATAAAGAGAAAAATATAGAACATCTTGTGGAACAAGTAGTGTGGTTTGCTAATCGAACTTATGTAGGTTCAAGATTTGTCTTTAATGAATGGAACCATTATAATAATAAAATAATTAAAGATATTTTAGATTGCTATAATTTTAAACCTGTTTCAGGTTATAAAGAGGAGGTTATATGTTATGAAAGATTTAAAAGAAACACATAAAGATTGGATTGGGATATATCACAACGCTGCTACCAAGGAGTATTGTTCTAGTATAATAGATAGATATAACTATCATCAAGGTACAAGACCTCAAGTAGGAGGAGGGAGATTTATTATCAGTAGACAAGAAGAACAATCAAATATAGATAAAACTTTAAAAGATGGAGATACTCTTTTCCTAGGATCCGAAAGCGTAGGGGGACCTGTTAATCAAATTTACGAAGGCCCATTAATTTTACATCAAGAAAGTCCATTAATAAGACAATTTCATGACGTCACTTGGGAGTGTTATAAAAAATATAAAGAACACTATCCAGCTGTTTCAGCTGTTTCAAAACATCAGATGGATAATGCAATCAGAGTTCAAAAAACTGCACCTGGTCAAGGTTATCATATGTGGCATTCAGATGGAGCATCTTCAACATATTCGGATAGAATGTTAGGTATTATATTATATTTAAATGATGTTGAAGAAGGAGGAGAAACAGAATTCCTTTATCAAAAAATGAGGATACGTCCTCAACAAGGAACTTTAATTTTATTTCCAACTTCGTTTCAATATATTCACAGAGGTAATCCTCCCTTAACAAACGACAAATATATAATAACCACTTGGCTTAAATACATAGAGTGATTAAAGTATATAAAAATTTCCTTTCTAAGGAAGAACATAAAGAGATATATGATGTGGTAACAGACGGTGTTACTTTTCCTTGGTTTGCTAGCACTAACGAGGGGACCGTATCAAAAAAATATTACAACAAACAAGTTAAATCTTTTAAAAACCTACGAGAACATGGTTTTTTGACACATCTTTTTTTTAATAGTGATCTTAAAAATCCTGTAAATTCTCGCCACATACGTGTCGTGGATCTAATACTCAGAGCTTATACGAAAAAAAATAATATAAAAGAAATTAATCTTCTTAGAAGTAAAGCTAATTTACAGATACAGGTACCTGATTTTAAAAAAGATCAATATAATACGCCCCATAAAGACTATAAAATACCTCATCATGGATTAATTTACTATGTTAACCAAACGGATGGGGATACTTTTTTCTTTAATAAAGATAATTCGATTATGAAAAGGATCACCCCAGAGCCAAATAAGTTGATCTATTTTGATGGATCTGTTAATCATGCGGGTAGCCATCCTGCTCGACATATGTATAGAATAGTGATTAATATAGACTTTAACTTTTAGAATATTGATATATGAATATTGATATATACAGTATATTAGAATATACTCCTCAAAAGAACAGGATTTTATATGCTACAAAAATTAGGATTTTTACCCGGATTCAACAAACAAGTCACAGAGACAGGCGCCGAAGGCCAATGGTTTGATGGTGATAATGTCAGATTTAGATACGGTACTCCCGAAAAAATAGGTGGTTGGCAGCAACTTGGTAATAATAAATTAACAGGAGCCGGACGTGCACTTCATCATTGGGACAATAACGCAGGTATTAAATACGCTGCAATAGGCACTAATAGAATTTTATATGTCTATTCAGGGGGAGCATATTATGACATTCACCCCATTAGAACAACTTTAACAGGCGCTACGTTTTCAAGTACCTCTTCATCAACAACAGTTACAGTAACATGTACTGGAGTACATAATTTAACAGAAGATGACATTGTAATGTTTGATTCTGTCAGTGGAGTTACTGCAATAGGGTCAACTTATAATGATGCTACTTTTGAAGATGAGAAGTTTATGGTCACTTCTATTCCTACTACTACAACCTTTACAATTACGATGGCGACTCAGGAATCAGGAACACCTTTAACTACAAGTGATGGTAATAGTGCTTCAGTATTATGTTATTATACTGTAGGACCTTCTCAACAATTAGGTGGTTATGGTTTTGGTACAGCATTGTGGGGAGGTACAGCTTTAGGACCAGCAACGACAACACTAGCTTCTACTATTAATGATAGTGTAACGGACATTCCTTTAACTAGTTCAGCTGCTTTTCCTACGTCAGGAGAAATAAGAATTGGATCAGAGGATATAAGTTTTACAGCTAATAATACGACAACTAATATCTTAAGTGGGGGAGCTAGAGAAGTTAATGGTACAACTAAAGCAGCCCATAGTGGTGGAGTAACTGTAACCAATATCTCTGATTATGTTGCCTGGGGCGAAGCATCTTCTGCTGACTTTACAATTGATCCTGGAATGTGGATTCTTGATAACTATGGAACAAAATTAATTGCACTTATTTATAATGGTAAATGTTTTGAATGGGATGCGTCTCCTTCAAATGCAACAAGTATCAGGGCAACTGTGTTGGCAAATGCACCTACTGCATCGCGTCATGTATTAGTTTCTACACCCGATAGACACTTAGTATTTTTTGGAACAGAAACAACAATTGGAGATTCAACTAAACAAGATGATATGTATATTAGATTCTCTTCTCAAGAGAGTATTGATCAAACAGATTCATACACAGTTAAAGCAAATAATACCGCAGGCACACAAAGACTTTCTGATGGCTCTAAAATTATGGGAGCTATTAAAGGTAGGGATGCAATCTATGTATGGACCGATACTGCTTTATTTCTAATGAAGTTTGTAGGTCAACCCTTTACCTTCTCATTTGAACAAGTGGGGACTAACTGTGGATTATTAGGAAAGAATGCATCTATAGAGGTTGATGGTACAGCTTACTGGATGTCTGAAAATGGATTCTTTGCATACGATGGTCAGTTAAAATCATTACCATGTTTGGTAGAAGATTATGTTTATTCTACCGATTCTGGACTTGGCATAAATACTACATCTAGAGACTTAGTAAATTGTGGATTAAATAATTTGTTTGGTGAAGTTAGCTGGTTTTATTGTAAATCCGGGTCAGATGTAGTGGATAGAGTAGTGACTTATAACTATCTAGACTCTACTATTAAAAGACCTATATGGACAATAGGAACACTTCCACGAGCTGCATGGAGAGACTCTTCTGTTTTTGAAAAACCCCATGCTACGTATTATGATCCTTCAGATGATGCATCGTCAGATGTCACTGGTAATACTGATGGAATTACGATATATTATGAACAGGAAACAGGGACCGATCAAATTGATGGAGAGGGAACTGTGACCGCTATACTCGGAACTATTACATCCGGTGATTTTGATATTACTCAGAAAAAAAGTACCACAGGAACTAGTGTAGGAATGCCTGACTTACGAGGAGATGGAGAATTTATAATGAGAATAAGTAGATTTATACCAGATTTTATTTCACAAACAGGTAATACCCAAGTAAGTTTTATTACTAAAAATTATCCAAATAGTTCAGGGACTACTACAAATTTTAGTATTGATTCCACTACAACTAAAAAAGATACAAGATTAAGAGCACGATCAATTGCACTAAAAATTGCCAACACCACTTCGTCTGAAGATTGGAAACTAGGAACTTTTAGATTGGATATACATCCAGGAGGAAGAAGGTAATGGCTACATTTTATACTGGAGTTGATCAACAAAGATATGATGAAGGCGAAAAATTTTTGCCTCAAAATCGATTTCTTTTAGACTATACAGCACCTAAGACGGATGTAGAAGAAGAAGTAACAACATCATATGGAATACCTAATACTAATGCATTTATTAATAGCGGCACTGGAAGTACAAATTTTTCTACAGACCAACTACTTAAGAATTATGAAATAGATACAAGAAATCAATATTTTGGTAGTCAACCAACACCATTAGTAAATGATTTATATCAAAGTAAACTTGATAAAACTTTTATGGGTTTTCCAAGTTATAGACAACAAGAATTAACTGGCCCAGATATGGGTGAGTATATTGGATCTGGTACAGATATTCCTTTAGAATTTACTACCGCAGGTAAAATACAGTCTGGATTAGAAAAAACAAAAGATGCTGCTAGTGGTATAATGAGTAATATAAAAGGTTTTGGTCCTATAAGTTTTGCACTTGGGGCTATGGACAAGTTTGGTACACTACCGACAGCCGATCAAGAATTTATTAAAATGAATATGGGTTACACTGGTCCAACAGTATTTGGTGAAAACGCGTCAGGATTATCTAAAGATGTATATGGAATAAATACAAGATCTATGTTTGGGAATTATGCAGAATATGTAGGGAAAGCAGCTAGATCAGATTTAACCGACGAAGAGTATGATGCCTTATCACCTAAACAAAAACAAAAAGTTGATTTTTATAGAGCTCAGGACCAACGATATAAACAAACACAAAAACAAGTTTTAGATGATCAAATGAAAAAAGACAAATTTTATGGGGCTCAAGGTAAATCAGATCCGGGAGATAGATCAAGAACGGGCGCGATTGGAAGAAGACCCGGATCAGGAGGGACTGTAGATAAAGTAGAATCTGGAGGAGTAGCTGCTGGACAAAATGTAGATAACACTGGTCAAGCCTACGATTCTGGTGGTCGAGAAGGTTTTGGATATGGTCTTAAAAAAGGAGGACTAGTAAGTATTTTATAATGGCAAAGATCGTACAATCATTAACAAGAGCTGAAGAAGAATATAGCCGAAAGAATTTACAATCATTGGTCAGGGACCTTGATGGTGTAATTACAAAATTAAACTCTTCATTTCAGGATGAAGTTAAACAAGAGATAGAAGCTAAGAGTTTCTTTCTAGATTCATAATGGCAGTAGTAAATGAATATAAATTTTATGGTAAAACTGTAACAGCTGCTGAAAGTAATAATCTTTTAGAGCCCGGAGATAACGAAACTATCATTGTTAAATCTTTACATGTTACTAATAAATCAGGATCTAATACTCCTACTATAACTATTACTAATAATGCTTTTGAAGTAATACATACTCAGTCATTATCAACATCTGCTAGTGTAGAAATACTAACAAATCCAATGATAGTAGAAGGGGGTAAAGTATTAGCTGCTACTACAGCAGGAACGGTAAGTGATGGGGTAGTTATTACCATCAGCTATCTAAACATTAAAAAGGAGAAAACAGACTAATGGAAATAAAACAAGCAAAAGTAGAGGAAAC